CGCGAGGGGGCCCGGCGCAGATGCAGGCAGGAGGATTAATCACCCTCCTAATTTGAGGGAGAACCCTCAGAACCATTAAGGAGCTCTGGTGCCTATTGCCTTTGTTCAGGTATAGAGTACGTCGTCAACGTACTCTTGCTCCGCTTGTGCAAAACACTTGCGGAGTTCAGGTCGATTACCGTAATCAAATTACGGGTCGTCCTGATGCGGATTGGCCGTCGTTTTACCAACAGCCAAGGCCGCTCACAAAGGTAGTAGGGGATCAGGTAACTGATTCGGAGGAGCATCCTCGTTGGAACGCCGATCGTAAGAAAGGCGATCTTGAGGACATCGGTGGTGACTTTTACACGCGGAAGCGTTACGCTGTGGGGAAACCCACAAATATAAGCGTAAGGTGCCCGCCTGTATCAGTCGGTTCAGGAATGGTGCGGATTAACACTCTCCGCGGCCCATCCTGGGCCATCGATGCTCGCTTATTTCCGTTTCCTCCGCCGAAAAGTTCGACGGACGCCGAGCTTGACGCGCTCGGTGCAACGGCAATAGCGAATTGCAAACCCACAAATAGTAGAGCGAACGTCGGTGTGGCACTCGGCGAGCTGGTCCGGGAAGGAATTCCCAAGATCACAGTAGCCGGATGGCATAACCGAGCACGCAACCTTCAGACTGGTAAACACGTCCAGCCTGAACATGTTGTGTCCGATAACTATCTCGCATATCAGTTCGGACTTAAACCGCTTGCCGACGAAATCGGCGTTTTTGCGGCTGAAGTCATACGAGCTGACCAGCTTCTTCGTCAATATGAGAAGGATGCTGGCAAGGTAGTTCGGAGGCGCTTTACTTTCCCACCGAAGACTGAAACGACGGTTAGTACGGCATACGGGTCGATAGATCCGTATGTAGGGTGGCCCCAAGCGGGGTCACTCAATCCGTCAATATCGTCGGATCAGCACAGTGAATTGCAGGTAGTCCGGGAATTCTCGCAAAAGCGATGGTTCTCGGGTGCGTTTACCTACTATCTTCCGATCTGGTATGATGCCAGAAACGAGATGAGTAGGAAGGCGCTCCTTTCCAAGGAAATCCTTGGGGTGGATCTCGATTTAGAGACCATCTGGAACCTGACACCGTGGAGCTGGGCCGTCGACTGGTTTTCCAACGCTGGTGATGTTATTTCGAACATCAACAGCATGCTGGAAGATGGTCTGATTATGCGGTATGGGTATATGATGGAACATACCATCGTGAAAGATACCTATACCCGAGCTTACTCGAACCAATACCTCGGTTCGGGTGGCTACGACTCCTCCGTCTCTTTTGTTGTTGAAACTAAGATTCGGAGGCGTGCTAATCCCTTTGGGTTCGGACTATCCTGGGATGGATTGTCTTCATTCCAAAAGTCCATTATTGCCGCCCTTGGAATATCAAAGGGTCGGTAATGCACTACCATCTGTACTAAACGCCAACGGGAGCCAACTTAGCTCCTAGGAGAGATGCCCATGTCACTATCCGATCCGAACACCATCACAATCTCGGGTACGACGACCTCCCTTCCGCGCACAAGCGTGGAGGAGGACAAGTCGAAGTACACGAGTGCGGATGGCCTAATCGTGCTGACCGCTTCCCATGACTACGGGAAGCGGATCCGCAGGATGATTCGGCTCGACACCTCGAAGCTAACCTCCGATCCGTTCAAGCCCAGCGAAAACGTGAAGGTCGGAATGGCCGTTTACACGGTCTTCGACCTTCCGCCCGCTGGGTATACGAACGCGGAGGCTCTCGCCGCCTGGGTTGGCTACAACACCAACCTGACGGCAACTTCGAATGCGGTCATCACGAAGCTCCTCGGGGGCGAGTCCTGAATACATCAGGGGCCCGCTCCTTCCGGAGCCGAATGAAGAGGAAGTGGGAGCAATTACTTACTCGAAGAGAGTATAGGAAAGCTCGTAACTTCGCTCGTGACCGCAGGGCAGACACCCTTCCCGACGACGATCAGGGTATTCTCCTTAAAGGAGAAATGCCTGACGTCAAGTGGGAGGACCGTACCGAAGACATGACCCGCAATCCTGCGGGAACTGGTTTCGGGAGGCGTGACACTGACATAAACGCCAGCAATTTGGTCACTAAGAAGTTAGTGTTCATAGCTGTCGTTTTGGTCGAGGTCATATGTCTGACCGGTGATACACTCTTTCTTAGAGGCGATTGCTTCTAAGTTGAGTGGGATAGGTGTGCTGGGTTTACGAGTTCAACAGTAAGGGCTAGACCCTGGAAGGAGTATATATAGATGTACTACCTCATCAGGGTTGAACCATTTCAGCGGATGCTGGTAACAGCATACCGCCGGTTCAACTCGTAGCCTATGCCGTCAGGGCTAGGGAAGATCCTACCTCCGAGAATATCGGGGGGCGATCTGAAAAGCCTGACGTCTCTCTGGTCCTGTACAGCCAATGAATTGGCTGTACGATGCCGCACTAGCGCCGTACTTGACATAAAAACTGTCAAGTATCGCACCAAACACGAGGGGTTGCAGTTTTTGGCTGTAACCCTCACTAACTACGGAAAAGCCATCGAGAGGTGGCTTGAACGTGGT